GCGCTCTAACCAACTGAGCTATACAGAACCGTTATTTATTTTTTCGCACCACTTGGAGCAGCTTCTCCGCCTTCGACATTCGCAGCATTCGCTGGGGCTTCTCCGCCTCCGGCAATAGTAACTACTTCGCGCATGAAAGCAGTCTGTCTCTTACCGTCTGCAGTAACAGCAGCTTGCATATATACACGAACAAGCAACAACTCTGCTTGCTCTGATCCGGGAGCCTGTGAAATCTTTGAGGCGATCTTGCCATTTACGATGGTATAAACGACCTTCTTACCGTCTTTAGGTAATGTTTCACACTGGAACGTTTTAGAGATAGAAGGAGTACTAAGAGGCTTTTTCCAGATATTTTTTCCTCCTGTTGTATCCACTTCACCGCCTGCTAGTTCTTTAAGAACCTCATTTGATGGAGTAGGGATGGAGAACTCGACATAATCTGTCGTATCTTTCACCAGTTCAACATAAAAAGGTTCTTCACTACCTTCTACTTCAATCTTCACTTCCTTTGGATCTGCAAAGTTAAATGCAACACTTCCTTTGGTCGGAAGGGGATAATCTTTGAGATCTGCACCGGGAACGCCGTCACCGACTGTTCCAAATTTAATTCCACCTACGCCCATAGCGATAGGTCTAACTTCTCCTGACATAATTATTGATCTATTAAAATTTCTAATCTGATATTTGTACAAGCAAAGCCTTCTTTCAGGTCCGGCATTGGAACGTTCCAGAGGACTGTTACTTCTTTACATGTACCGTCATTGCTATTGATTGAATCAAGCGATTTCCTAACTTTACGCTTTAATTCTTTCATTCGTTGACGTTTTAACATACCATTTTCATCACTCCAAGGAACAAAGATGTTGATATTAACAGGCACTTTATTGATGAAGTCGAGCTCATTCAATTGCAGATGATTGATAACGATGTGTTCATTAGTAAAGCCGGCTTCCGACTTATCCTTGTAAATCATAACATCGGTGCCCGCAGCGGCCACAGCATCATAAACTATATCTACAGCGTCGAATTCATCCATAATCAAATCTTGCTAAAAATTGACTTCAATGTATCTCTTAGATACTTCTCACATTGTGTATTAGCTCCTGAAACAACCTCATACCCTTTAGCTTCCACGGCTGCCGCATACTCCATTCCTGCAACACCAACCAACACATAACCGCCAGTATATGATAGTGAGACTTCTTCTGCAAGCCTGCGACCTTTGTACTTACCGGTTGTCTTATCAGTCCCTTTGTCACCTTCCTTAAAGTTTTCTGTAACCACTTCTCCGTCTTTGGCTATTATATATCCAATAGAGCTTCGAAGATTGCCCGTTTGGTCTTTATATGAACCACTCCGGCGGGCTACTTCGATAAACTTTTCACCTCCTGCCTGCAGGAATACAAGCATCTTATCTTCTGCTTTACTTTGAAAGCGATCAAACCATTTTTCCAATTCATCATAAGTGAATAGGGGAGTCATACCGTTTCTCATACGTTGATAATTGAATGTGATTGATAAAGTTCCCAACAGATAACAGGTACATCAATACCCTTTGATTCGACTTTCAAACGCAAAAACTTACTACCGGCCGGTGGCTGCATTTTGGTATAGAAATAGCCATGTACTTGCGCTTCATCACCAGCCGAATTACGTTTGAGAACGATTCTTCCATCGCTTACTGGGTCATAACGTCCGGAGACAGATATTTCAACTGGTATTCCCGGAACCAATTCACCGTCAACAACCTGCCCTTTAGCAGACATAGTGACTATCGCTGTATGTGGGTATCGTTTTACCATCTGCTACCTGCCCTTCCTTTGATAATGATTCGCTTGCCAAGTTTAGCCGCCTTCTCCGGCTCCCCGTTTTCTATATACAGCTGCTTTGCAGTCTGAATATAGAAAGAACGGGGATGAGTGATAGAAAGCTTGTTTTCACTGAAATCCGGTGAGTTTACCATCATGGCATACATATCAGCGACACAAAGACCGACCAGCTTCATGCTTTCAGTAGTACATTCTGCTTCGGGGGTGATACCCCGCTTAATGAAGACTACCTTATCCAAGAAGCCTTCCATATCCTCAATAGATGGATATTCTAGTATTGTTTCTCTGATTGTTGCCATAACTGTTTACTCTTCGTCTTCTGCTTCTAAGTTTTCTTTCTCAACTTCCTGACCCAAGAATTTAGCGGGGATATTGTCTGTTCCTTCTGTAGCTTCATCGGCTGCCCATGCTTTACCGTCAGCTTTCAGAATGTACATCGCTTCCGGATCATTAACTACCGGCCATGCGTTTGCTTCTCCTTTGGTCCATTCTTTAAATGGTTCTTCGGTTGACCATTTGGTAATCAGAACAAAATCTTTCTTTACCATCAATGCTTTCTTTCTCAGACTCTCAGAATCTTCTGCTGCAATTGGTCCGTGTTGGATATCACCTACACGCAAATCCTCTAAGAAACAAATACGTTTGCGAACCCACGGACAGATAGTAGTACGTTTGTGGTTCTTATCTTCGATACGGAGCGCCGGATTGATTGTGATAATCTGACATGGGTTTTCTTGTTCTGCAAGATATTCATTAATCACTTTTTTTGTGATAACGACCTTGGACGTTTGATTGATCCAGCCTTTAATCTTATCAATAGTTGCTTTCTGCTTTTTCAGCAAAGAGAACTCAGTAGTAAGCATAATAATATAGCGAAGAGACACACCTTCCTTGGCTGCATCGGCCAGTACATTTTCAATATCTTGAAGACCATCAGCAGTAGAAGCGGTAGCCCAATCTACGGAGGATACTTTTTTGTTGGCAGCAGGCATACCCACGCCGACAAATTCCGTAGTTACGATGCCGTTGTTATTAGAGGATGTCAAGTTGGTTCCGCCACGTGACATGTATTGCATACTAGCCCATTCCATACGTCCACGGACACCATTATGCACAAAATCGGTATCTTTGAAACCAAGATTTAATAGTTCCAATTGATCAGAATCGCCCTGGGCATCGCGTTGTAACTGCTTGTATTCTTGATATTCACTTTCAGTCATCGAGCGCTTAATAGCGGTCTTAGGAATATCACCAGACATTTTGCCGATCACTTCACGCGTTTTCTCCGGTGCAGATGCATCGAAAGAAATAACGTCAGCAATAACCGGAGCGCCTTTTTCACCAACCAATGTTTCCCACTTCAATGAAGTAACTCTCTTCACACCAAAGAAATTCGGGTAATACATCGGCTTCACATGACGGGAGTTGAGACGTGCCGCCATGTTTTTCTTGTTAATTTGCTTGATTAAGCTTCTTTCCATAATGATTTATGAATTAATAGATTATACAAAACGAATGAGAGGCATAAGCTTCTTCAAATCAGCATCAAGAGGGAATGGCATATTTCGTTCCTCAATAGTACCTCTTACCATCAATCCGCAAGATTGATTAGCAACAGTCAGATCAACTTTAGCCATCGTAATCACCACCTCGGATGTTTCTACTGTAGCCTCGGCAGAACCTGCATCAGCTTTTGATTTTACAGCGACCAATACCATATCTTTGGCCATCGCACCAATGGCAGCCGCCAGCGTAATAGAGTCATAAGCAGCATTACTCTTGTCGATAGCGGTAATTTTATCGGATGCTCCATCAAATTTTCCACCGACAGTCACGAAATCACCAATTGCAAACAGATGATTTTTAGCTACCTTGATGATTTTTCCTGCTGTTTCTACAGCCTCCAGCACTTTTGCTGTCTTGATGATATGCCAACCACCGTTTTCATCGCGTCCTGCGATGCAGTAAGGTGGCAACTCATCTAATGGCTGTCCGTCAAACAGGGCCTTTCTCAAATCAGCACGGGCAATAGTGCCACCGCCGACAACATCCTCCAACATCTTAATGATGGCGGGATGGTACTGAAATTCTTTTTCTTTTTTTAAATACATGATACAATAAAATTTAGTTATTACTCAATACCAAGACTAGCGACACCACTGGATTCACCAGCTTCTTCTTTATTCATGATATCCAGCCACTCTTTTTCACTACGGTCTTTTACCTGTGATTGTGGGGTGTAGTTACCATTTTCGATTTCATCTGTCACAGCGGACTGGCGAATTTCAGCATACTCTTCTGCCAATTCCTTAATCTGATCTTCGACAGATATTTCAGAATTTACGTCGATACGCTTGAACCACTTTTCTGGTAATTTTGCGTTATCAAAGAGAACCTTAGCTGAAGCCTGTTTGCTGGATGTTGTAATATTCCCAGTTAAGGTGGTAACGCTATTGGCTAACTCTGATATTTGTTTTTGTTGAGCCTTGAATAGTTTCATCAAAGAGGCGGGAACACCTTCGAGATCTTCTTCTTCATTTTCTTCATTCTCTTCTGATTCTGTCGTTTTCTTGGTCTTTTTAACTGGTTTGATTGGCTTACCGTCCTTCAGACCATTATTCTTCTCATATTCAGCGATAGCGTCCTTTTTCGCTTTTTCTACTGCGGATGTATCTTCAAGATCAGGAAGAATATTGTCTTTGAATAAGGCAACATAAGTAGCAATATCTTCTTCTTTTTCGATTTTGAAAAGTTTCTGAACCTTAGAGGCGTACTTTTCGTTTACACCTGCGGCTTTCAAGCCCTTCTTAATAGCATCAATGATT